GTCCCTCTGCTTATTTACGGAGACCTCTCTTTATAGATGTATCCATTGCACCTGAGTATAGGGTCTCGGGTGGAACTCAATTGGATCCTTCTAAATTACCAAAAGACGAATTTTCTCCTGAGGCCTATCGTTTTGCAATTAGGAAGTACAAGGTAAGAGGCGTACAAAACGCAGATTGCGAAACTATAGTTTCGGATCTTACGTGGGACGAACTCGAGGATTACTTGTCTGATTTTTATGAGACATTTATTACTCACGAGTCTGGAATTAAGAAGAATTTCTTTCAGTATATAGATAAGAGAAATGATGGGCTAATAGATCCAATGACGGAGGCTGATTATTCTACTTTTGATTATGTGTATTTTTTTGTTCTTCTTTCTTTAGCTTCTGCTATCATTTCTCCAACTTTCGCTCTCTCTTTGTGGATATTTGCGCTTCTGTATTTGCGCTTATCGAATCCCACATTAATGGGATTCATTCGAGCATATTTGCATAGGTTTAAGGAACGATGGTTCCAATATTTCTCGGATTTGAGGAATCGCTTCCAAAATAGTTTTGAGAACATCTCACCAACCAAGACTGCTATAGCGGTGGGTGGTAGTTTAACAGCCCTTGCTTTGTGGCTCTATTTTAGGAGAAAGAAAAGGATAAAGACTGAATCTTTGATAGACACCCTAGGACAGGTTGAAGAGGAAATTGATGCTTCCCATGGATATCCACGTATTAAAAATAAAGTGGATAACAATTTGTGGAATAAGTGGATCAATGAGTTTTCACCATCCCACAAAGGGGAATTTAGTACAGGCGTTTTGAATGTCACTTCTTCTGTTCGTGCAATTGATGTCTTCATGGGGAAGTCTATTATCTCAACGTCTGGACGCACTTTGGGATTTGGTTTGTGCAAGGACATTCTTATAATGAATCGTCACGCACTAGGACCAAACTTAGAAGATGCAACAATTAATGTGCATAATGCCAATGATTATGATCATTCGCAGTTGATTCTAAATTGTTCTGATCTCAATTACGTTGAGCTCCCAAATGATCTTATTATGTTTCGGCATCCGTCGTTTCGTTTCAAGGATAGGTTAAAACATATTATTTCCGATATATCATTAATACCTAATAATTGTGAGCTATTCATAAATGGTCATAAAACACGTCTGTCAGCAGTAGAAGCTGATGTAGATGTTCAAGATAAGCTATGTGGTATGCTTCACTATGATAAATTGTACAGGTACTCTTGGCCAAACCATGCTCGGGGGAAATGTGGAAGCCCACTTATCGCCCAGATTGGAAATGGTCAGTGTATTATTGGCATCCATAGCGCTGGAGGAAATGGCGATCATGCCTTGGCACGTCCTATAACCCGTGAAGAGTTGCAAGATCATATAGAACTTCTACTCAAGCGCAGCAGAGACGTGCCATTGTCTGAATCTTACTACTCGCCGGTACCACTTAATTCACCAAAACCACGCAGTCCCTTCTTTTATGAGCACTTACCCCAGATAGATTACATTGGGAGTAGTGATGAAAAAGTTATGGTGAATAATAAATCTAACTTGCAACGTACTTTTTATTCCCCTCATTTGAAATTTATTTTCAAACGTTTTTTTAAAATGGACATGAAACCCACGTATAACAAGCCCTTGATGAAACCAGTGGTGAGGAATGGAAATTATCTTTCTCCTTTCAACACATGGTTACAGAAAGCAAATCATATTCACTATTCGCTAAGCTTTTCAACCTTAGGTCAGGTGGAACATATGCTTTTTCAAAGGGTTTTATCCCACATCCCTATTAGGAACCTCAAGCCTCTCACCTTTGAGTGTGCTATTAATGGGGTAAACAATGATCCATTTATAGACCGAATGAATGCTTCTACAGCATCAGGATATGGATGGAAAGGGAAAAAAGACAAATTTATCCCTTTAATTGAAAACTCAGTTTTGAGAGAAATGAGTCTCGAATTACAAGAGCGCATTGAGTTGATATTTGAATTCTGGGATTCACTTGAATCTTACAATCCAATTTACCAAGGTAAGTGCAAAGACGAGCCTCGGTTGATAGAGAAATGTCTAGCAGGGAAAACTAGAATATTTTTTGTTAGTCCACTAGAGTTGGTAATTATAGGGCGTATGTTACTCGCTCCATTTTACTCGCTTCTAGTAGAACATGGTGATGTCTTTTGCACTTGTGTTGGAATTAACTCCCACGTAGAATGGCATGATTTGGTGGTTACGCTGAAAAATTTCTCACCCCTAATCATGGAAGGAGACTTCTCCTCTTATGATCTTACCCAACCAATTGAAATAAAACGGATGGTTAATTCTTTGATCATCCGTATCTTAGAAGCTCTTGGGTATAATCCTAAAGCATTGCACTATGTAGGGTGTTATTTATCTGAATCACTTCGTACTTGCGTGGAATTGAATACTGATTTTTTCTACTTACCAGGGGCCCAGGCTTCTGGTAAGTATGCAACAGCTGAGGACAATTCTTTAGTGCTTCTCTGTATGTATATGTATTTTTATTTAGAGAAAATTGGAGATAATAAATTTTTCGATAATTGTCTCGTCCGAACTTACGGTGATGACTCATTGATTTCAGTTAAGGAGAACATTAAAGAATTATTTAACAACAAGACGTTTCAAGACTTTGCTCATGCAAGGTTTAATATGACGTACACTTCTGCAGCTAAATCACTGGATGTTTCCGATTTTGTAGCTATGGAAGACACCTGCTTTCTGAAGAGGAATGTCGAATTTCGGCAAGACCTCGGTCGATATGTAGGTAAATTGCATCCTGATTCTATGTATAAAATGTTAGAATGGAGGATACCCTCTTCTTTTATTACTAGGGAA